CGGCAGCAGGCCGTTGGCGTTCGCCCGGTAGAAGCCATCCCCACCGAAGTGGTTGGTGCTCGTCTGCGTTGCGCTGGTGCCCAGCTCCCGAGGCAGCAGGCACTCCGTCATCGCCCGCTTGGTGGCGTTGGAGAAGCCGCTGGAGGGGTGGAAGGTGCCACCGGTGTGGGGCACCAGGTAGGCCCATCCGTCGGCACCCCACCAGATCCCGTCGTCGCCTGCGCTCTCGGCGGCCAAGGACAGCACGCCGGTGGCGCTTGTGATCGAGGCGTTGCCGGTGGTGGCGGTCCAATCGCCAGAGCTGGGGAACAGCTTGTAGCCCGCGTCGGTGCCATCCGAGTTGGTCAGACCAGCGGCGATCTCCCACTGGTTGCCCTGGATGTCCACGATGCCGCTGAGCTGGCCGTTGTGGGTGGTGTGCTCAACAGCTGGCGCACCGCTGATCTGCGCAGCACCGGTGAAGGCGCGGCTGCTGCGACCAGCAAAGCCAGAGCCGTTGTGGCCGGTTAGATCAGTGCGGGCGAACTGCAGGCTCGACTTGTTGACGTCGCTGCCGTTGTTGTTGTTCCCCTTGGGGGCAAAGGGAGCCACGTCCATCCAGGCCGCCTTCTGGGTGGCGCCGGAGATGGCAGCACCGCTGCTGTCGAGCAGGGCCTGGGCATGGGCCAGCGACAGGAAGGCGATCTGGCTGCGGATCCAGATCGGGCAGGGGGCGAAGTCGGCGCCGCGGGTCTTCACCAGGGCCCACACGCCGCCGAGGTTGTTGGCAGGGGTGGTGGCCGCGGTGTTCAGCGCAGTGCTGTTCACCAGGCTGAAGGGGCTGTTCCAGTCGGTGCCGCCGTCGTCCTTGGTGGTGGGGCTGACGGGCCAGTGCAGGGGGCGCGACACAGCAATGCCGCCGGTGAGCGGGGTGCCGCCGGGGCCGCTGGTGTGGTTCGGGGAGCCAGAGCCATCGGGCTTGCCGTTGGAGATCTGGTACTTGTCCACGAACACACCGATTAGGCTGGAGCCGGAGTCGGTGAAGGCCTGAGGCAGGCGGGCGTTGCCGGTCTGCGTGTCGCTGATCGTGATCTTGGTGCCGTAGGTGGGCGCGTTGGTGTTACCCGGTGCGCTCACCTCGATGTAGTGCGCTGGGATAAAGCACACGATCGAGGCACTCGGGATGTGGATGTAGTTCCCGAAGTGGGGGTGCTCGCGCAGCGGGTCATAGGTGCCGCTGCTTAGGGGTGCAAAGTCAGCGGGCAGCAGTTCAGGCGGGCAGCAGCCGATGCCGAAGCCGCTCATGCCGGCCAGGCCAACAGTGAAGCGCCACTGATCGCGGTAGCCGTACCACTCGTTCTCGATACCGAAGAACCCCGAAGGGCCAACGATGCGCTCCTTGACGCGGAGCAATGGTGTGATGACAGTCATGACTCAGGCCTCGTTGAAAGGAGCGGGGTAGAAGGTGATCGGGTTGGGCAGGTCACCTTGGCTAACCGCCGTGATGCCCTGGTCTGTTGCCCAGCTGTCGATGGCGTCGCCATCGCCATAAGCTCCGAAGAAATCGAAGCCGGTGTGGTTGTTAGCGTCGGGGTCCAGAGTGTTCTCCAGCGCCACCACCACGAAGTCGGGTTCGGACCCGTCATTGGGCATGGAGGGGAACTGCACGTTGGCGTCAGGTGCAGCCTTAAAGAAACGAATGTCCATGGCTTACATGTGAGAAGCGGAGGTGGGATCGACAACAGAGCGACCGCCATAGCTGCGATCACCGGGGCGACCGATGGGCAGCGTGTGCAGATCGAACTGCTTGAGTCGTGTGTTGCTGTGAGAAGGAAGGATTGGGTATGCCGTAGCAGGGAACCCAGTGGACGGAAGGACAGCCATCAGCAGAAGCTCCCTGACGGAAGGTGGACGGGGTTGTAGGCGTCTGCACTGATGGAGTGAAACGCCGTGCCGGGAGGCGTGACAGGGCCAACGCCAAAGGGCACCTGGCCAGGCGTGCCAACCGAGAACGAGCCGTTGCGATAGATCGCAGTCAGCTCATCCAGCAGCAGCGAACCGGTGCTACCCGGTGCGCCCTGGGGACCCTGAGGGCCAGGGTTCCCTTGAGGTCCGGTCAGGCCGGACGCATAAGGCAGTGCGTTCCAACCCGAGGAACCATTGCCAACCTTGAACTTGCCGGTGTCGGTTTCATACCCAGGCTCGCCAATAGCAAGAACCGGATTCACTGCCGACCATTCGCCAGCAGTACCGCGCCGGAATTGAGCTCGAACTGTCATTGGACTACGCCTCCGCAGTCGAAGATGAGAACACCGCTTGTTGCATTGGAAGGGCCTCCGAAATCGAAAATCCAGCCGTTGTTTGTGGATGGAGATCCGAGGTCAAGCAAGCCAGCCCATGGATCTCCTGGTGGCCCTTGGGGACCAACAACTCCTGACGTGTCGCCGGGAGGGCCCTGCGGCCCAGGCGGCCCTTGAAGGGCAGGAATCAGCTGACCGTTGAATGGGTTAAATGCGAAGTTGGGCATGGCTACGACTTGGTGACGGTGAGGAGATTGCCGCTGCCGTCGTAAGCCAGCGTGAGTGCTGCGACGACACCGCCATTGGATCCGCCCTGCCGATAGACAACGCCGGTGAGATTGCCGCCGCTGTAGGTCATTGAGACGTGATCGTGTTCAGGAATGGCGAGGCCTGGAATGGTTGGCCCGTAAAGCTGAGAAGGCATCAGACGAAGCTCCCGGATGCGTGATGAATGGGGAAGTAGTCACTCCGGTTGATGCCGGAGAACGCGGCGCCAGGCGGAAGGACTGGGCCAACCCCAAACGGGATCTGGCCTGGCTTGCCAACGCTGAAGGCAGCGTTTTCTGGGATCAGCAGCATCTCCAGCCCCGCGATCGGCCGGATAACGGCCGGGCTTGTCCCGAAGGCGTACTGGATGGCCAGTTGCGCTGCCTGCGCCGCGCTCGCCGCGCTGCCGGCCACGCCGCTTGCCGCGGCCAGTGCCTGGTTTGCCGTGGTGATTGCAGCGCTGGATGACGCTGCTGCCGCGGCTGCTGCCGCTGCCGATGCAGTGGCGGCCGACGCCCCGGCGGCGATCGCCGCGTCGTTCCGGTCCTGCTGTTCCTGCACCACGTACAGGTTCTGCAGGTCGGCGGTATCGAGATCGTCGGCGATCAGGTTGCTGCCGTCCTGCCAATCGACCAGGCGTGTTCCGCTCGGGGTCAAGCGAATAACGGTCAGCGTCTGCCCAGCGGCTGGAGCCGCCACACACTGCACCTGCGTGCCACTGGTCCAGCTGAAGCCAACGCCTTCAGCCAGTTCACTGGTGAAGGTGCCATCAAGAATGTCGTATCCCAGGTAAAGGTGAACGTGCGCCTTGAGCAGGTAGGGGAACGGGACAGAAAATGTCGCCGTTGCCCCGTTCCCTGCGTACTGGCGATAGGAGAAAGGAGTGGCCATCGCCGCCTGCAGCTGTGCACCTGTGCACTTCTCAGGCTATCGGGATGCCTATTGCCTAACCATGCCTAATGCGCTTGCGCTTTCAGCGAACTGTTGCAGTGCGTCCTGCTTCTGCTTCGCCATCCCAAGGATGCGATCGCGCACCGTGAACTGGCTGTTCTTCACCAGCTCAAGCTGGGCCAGCTTGTCGTAGTACTCGATCACCTGGTCGATCGGCTTGTAAAGCTCACCGCCGGGCCCCTTCTGCCGCTCGCTCAATGTCCTGCCTGGCTGAGCCATCAGGCTCGGGCTGATCTGGCCCTGAGGAATGTTGAGCAGCTGGTTGTAGTTGGGGTCACGCATCAGCACCCGCAGTGCCTGCTGCAACGTCTTGCCCTGCACCACCGGCCAGATGTCCATCACAGGGTTGGCGCCCATTCCCAGCTGCTCTGGATGAACTCCACCACGGATGGTGCGCATGGTCTCCCGGTAGAAATCCTCCTCCTCGTGGGTCATGACGATCTCAGGGCCGCCGGCCACAACCGAGAGCTTCCCTTCTGGGTGAGGCTTCGCCCCGAAACCGTGACGGTCCAGCCAGTCATAGAGGGGATCCTGTGGCCTGATCACCGGCATGAATGGAATGGCCAGATCAAGGGGCAAGCCCAGAGGCCGTTGAATCTTGCTGCCTAGCCAGTCTTTCTGCCGGGGCTGCAAACCACTGAGCCCCGGGTAGCTGGAGAACGCACGGGCCGTGGCCTTTTGCAGCATGTCCACCACCGGCTGCAACACGCCGAACAAAGGGTCCTTACCCAAGGCGGCCATCTCCTCCTTCGAGGGGAAGCGCATCTTCACCATGCGCTCGCTCGGGTCCTCCATCACCCGGCCCACATGGCCCATCAGGCCTGAGATCGGCAGCGTGCCCCCCATCTGATCGGCCAGAACATCGGCGAAGTCGTAGCGCTCAGGGTCCTGCATCACGTTGAGGATCGTCGTGATGTTCTTCAGCGCAGCCTTGTTCTTCAGCAGGTTGCCCCAGGCATAAATGATCTTCTCCAGGGCCTTGGCGGCATCCCCCTCCTGGATGTAGCCCTCGTCCCAGGCCCTGAGCGTGTCGGCATGAAGGCCCATCAAATCGATCGGATCGATGCCGTTGGCACGCACCTTGATGCCAGCGGCGATTGTGTTCACCAGGCTGAAGCTGTAGGGGCTGTTGTTGCGTGACCAGCGCTCGTTCTGCCTGGGGTCGGCCGGGCCGCCATCGGTGAAGATGCCGCTCTCCCAGAGCATGTGAGTGCCGGCCGCGAGAGCCACGGCCACCACGGTGCGGGCCCTGGCATCCGCCATCTGCTCAGGGGTGTAGCGCAGGGCATCACCAGCACGGCGCGAGCCGGCCTGCTGCACCTCCATCACCAGCTGTGCCGGCATCCGCACCAGGATGTCGCGGTTCAGCACCCAGCCGATGCCGTTGATCGGCACCTTCCAGAAGGGGATGAGCCAGCCGGCGATCGGGTTCTGCCGCATCAGCTGAACGCCCTGGCTGAGCGGATCTTTCAGATCATTGGTGAAGGCAATGTCTGCCCCGCGGTTGTAGGCAACCTGGCCAATGTCATCGGCCAAGTTCGGGGCGTTCTTGTACATGTTGTACAGCATGGCCCGCAACTCATCGTTGCCGATCTCATCACCGGCAGGGATGCCGTATTGCTCGTTCCTGGTGCGGCGGAACTCGATCAGCTGATCGTCAGTGAACACTCCATCAAAGATCGTGTTCTTCGCCAGCTCATCCGCACGGCTTTCGATCCAGCGGGCATCCATCCCCTGGGCCCGGCCCTCCTCAGCGGCTCGCATGAAGGCCTCATGGTTCGCCTTCCACACGTAGGCCTGGGTGCGCATGAACTCGTCACCACCGTTGAGCAGGCGGAAGGGCGCGAGGTAACCGAAGTCGCTGCCCGTCAGCTTCTCCATCCCTTCGCCGAGCACCTTCCATGCGCCCGCGTTGAGGATGTTGAGCATCTTCAGCGCCGTCTCCCCAGCGTTCAACGGGTTGAGCGATTGCCCGGAGAACAGCTCATCCCACTTGGTGGTGAGGATGCCGTTGACGTACTCCTTGGGTGATTCGTAAATCCCCTTGGTGACGTACTTCAGGTTGTCGTCACCCATCGTTCCCTTGCCTTTCAGCAGGGATTCAGAGGCATTGCCCCAGGCCATGCCCCAGGCCGTGTTCCATGCACGCGCCGCATAGCCCGCAGCCTGCAGGCCATCGGCCACGCCAGGCTTCAGGCCGTTCTTGGCGATGCCCCTCACCACTCCAGACACCACGTCCTCTGCCATGTAGGTGCCCTGCACCAGGGCACCACTGACCGGGTTGCGCACCACCCAGGTGGACAGCGATGAGAGGAGGTTGGCTCGGCGCAGCGTGTTGAGGATCTCCAACTCGGCCATGAACCCCTTGCGGTTCACCTCGCCGCCCTGCATCGTCACCAGCCGCTTCGCTGCAGCACGCCGGCGCAGCTCTTTGGCGTTGCCTTCAGCCGTGAGCTTGAGCATGTCAGCCACCAGGCTGTTGCCCTCCACGTCATCGATCGTGAGCTGGGCTGCCTCCTTCTTCACATCGATGAAGGGGATGTCGTCGTCGGCCTTGAACTGCAGCGACTTCAGGGCCTGACCCACACGGCGCCGCACCTGGGCGTCGAGGTTCTCGTAGAAGTGGGCCCACTTGGCAGCATTGCCAGCCTGGGTCTTGATGTCGTCAGAGAGGTAGCCGCCATCGATTGCATCGGCCAGCTCATCGAGGGCATCGCTGTACTGAACCGCCGAATCCCAGCGGGCCTTGGCCACCGAATAGACAGCGCTGGGCAGGTTGTCGATGCCGGCCACACGGCCCTTGAGCATCTTAGCCACCTCCCTTGGATCCGCCCCCGCCTTCTGCGCCATGGCCAGCAGCGCACGCGACGCAATCTGATTGGTGAACGGCCGACGCAGCTCAACACCCTTGGGCGTGTTGGCACGCTTGAGGCCCATGATCTCCAACAGGGCCGCGATGTTCTGATCGTCGGGTGCGATCTGGGCGTAGTTCACCATCCGCCCGGTGCGGCCGCGGGGGCCACGCTTCCCGTCAAACCCGGCCTCCACCATTTGCCGGATGGTTTCATCGCCCATCCGGGCTGCATCCAGTTCGGCCTGGGTGATCCACTCGCCCGGCTCCACCGTCACCGCATCACCGGTGTAGGTGCGCAGCACCCGGGGCTTCCGCGGCGGCTGCCCATCGAGCAGTTCGGTCTGCGCCTGCAGCCCCCGGCGCACGGAAGCGATGGCCTCCAGCTGCGCCTCGAGCTCTTTGATCTCAGAGTTGATGTCATTGCAGCTGGTCATTAGCAGCTCGCTCCTTTGGATTGACGGGCCAGTTCGTCCAGCCTTTTCTTAATCGCAGCCTCCTGCTTGTCCAGGGCTGTGGTTGCCTTGGTCGCTTCATTCTTGGCCTGCCGCTTGGCCGCGGCCGCCTCCCGCTGCTGTGCTTTCACCTCCTCTGGCTTGGGTTTTGCCTGCGCCTTGGGTTCAGCAATCACCTGCGAGTTGCCCTTCTCATCGAAGGTCAGTCGGTACTGATTCGGCTTGCGTGGTGCCACCGGCTGCTGCATCCCCAGATCAGATCGCGCTGCAGGTGTTGGGTCCTGGAAGCGCTCGCTGTAGGGATCGAGGCTGTAGAAGCCCTCACTCAAGATGCCGAGCTTCTTCTTCTCTTCCCAGGGCATCGTGTCCCATCCCTTCTCTGCCAGGTACGCATCGCGCTGTGCCTGCTGCGCTGCATCGTCAAGGGCCTTGTACTCGAATCGCAGCCGCAGCTCTTCAATCAACGCGTCGGCGTTCTTCGATCCGGCCTTGTAGGTCGGCAGCTGGTCGTTCGCATAAAGCAGCGGTAGCTGGCCGGTGGGGTCGGCGAACATCTCATCCACCATCGAGCTCTGCTGAAAGGTGGTGCGCGGCCGCTCAGGCAGTGGGCTGAACGGAGGCTGCACCTCACCGTTGTCGATCGCACGCTGCAGAATCTCGCCCTTCAACCGCTCGCGGGTCTGAGAGTCCATGCCGCGGCCGCTGTAATCCGTCAGCGGGACGGGCACCTCATTGCCATCGGCATCGAGAACGGTTCCCATCCCAGGGACGTCCAGCTCAGCCGGCCGGTCAAACAGGGGCGCCGCATCCCCAAACTGATTGGCCTTCAGCTCCATCGCCAGCTGCTCAGCCTCCGGCGGGAGGTAGCGGCCGCGGCGGGTGCTGATCTCCACCAAGGCATCGATGATGTCGCTCTTCTTGGCCTGCCACACCCGGCGGCCAGTGCGGGCCTTTACCAGGGCCGCCACCTCCGGGCTGGAGTCCGGCATCGAGAGGCGCCGCAGCTGATCGCGGTTCCAGCCCTGCAGCGCAGCGCGGTACTCATCGGGCGAGTTGTACCCGTACTCGCTGGCGGTGCGGGTCACAGCCTCGAAGGGCGGCATCTGCACCGGTGCGTTCAGATCCAGCTGGCCCTGCTGCTCGATGCGCAGCTGCAGCTGATCACCCACCAGGGACTCAGGCACCCGCTGCCGACCTTCGATCGCACGCAGCTGCATCTGCACCTGCTCGATCTCCTTCTGCGCCTTGGTGGTCATCCGCTTGGCGCCGGTCGGTGTGATCTCTCCGGCTTCAGCCCTGGCCTGGATCTCGGCTGCCCGCTGGTTCAGCTCCTCCAACCGGGCCTGCGTGGCCGCCAGCTCCTGCGCCGCACGCTCAGCGTTCTGCTGCTGGTACACCCGGCTGTGGATCTGCCGCAGCTCGGCGTCGCTCAGCTCGTCCAGGTTGGCCAGGTAGGTGTCGAGCTCAGGCCTGGGGTCCGGCATGTCCAGCTCAGGCTGATAGGCCCGCTCACCCGGCATGAAGTCCTGGCCATTGCCGGCCTGCACCAGGTCGGCGATCTGCTGATCGATCTCACCCAACTGCTGTGTCATGTCCTCGCCGGAGTCCATGCCCTGCTTGATCAGCTGGCCGCGCTGCGTCTGCAGCTGGCGGATCTGCAAGCGGATCTCAGGGTCAACCGCACCGCCCAGGCTCAGCTCGAGCTGGCCGGCTTCGCCCTGCTGCACCAGGCCCATGTCCTGCAGGCGCTGGCGCTGTTCGACCACCTGCTGGATCTGCTTCTGCTCTTGAACGGCTCGGCTGATCGCCGAGTCGAACTCAAGAAACGTCCCGCTCGTTTCACCCGCGGCTGGGAGTGCCCGTGAGCTCGGCGGAACGTAGGGGGCGAGATCGCCTCCACGCGGTCTTGTGGGGGCAGCCTCAGTGGGAGGCATCGGGACAACCTGCCCCGGCGGCTGTGTTCCCAGATTGGAACGCATCCCGGCCATGTAGGGGGCCAGCTCTGCCTCAGCCAGTTCGTCGAGCCAGGCAGAGCCGCCCTCAGCGAGGCCCTTCCTGATCGGGGGAATCAAAGCGCCGGCCCCCATCAGGGCCAGGGGGGCAGCGAGACCTTCCACAAACAGGCTCTTGCCCAGGGCCTGCAGGTAGTTGTCGTTGCCGTCCACCCGTCCCGGGAGGTTCAGCCCGATGGCATCGCCAAGGTTGGCCAGGTTGCCGTCCTCGGCATCCAGGAACAGCGCAGCAGCAGCTGTGCTGGCCGTGGCTTCCGCCACGTTGCCGGCCACCGTGACACCGGCCCTTACTGGGGCGCTGACCTTGGCTGCAACCGCCAGCCGCTTTACCTGCCGGGTGGCCTTGAGCGCATCGGCCGCAGCCTTCACAAGGCCAACCGCCTGGATGCCGCGGATCGCGGCGCCGCCCACCAGCTCAGCCCCGATGGCTTCACCAATCTCCAAGCCAGCCTGATCCGATGGCCCCACGTACTGGCCGCCAGAGCCAAGCCGAAATGGGTTGAGTTGTCGCGCCGTCTTGTCGCTAATCGTCCACGCGTCGCTGACATCGATCGGCTTGCGCTGGATCAGATCACCGACCGCATTGCCGAGCTTGCTGATGCCATTCACCGGGCCGGTAAAGATGCCGATCTTGGTGTCAGGCGAAGCCAGCGCATTGCCGAATTGAGCGATCGGTTTCAGCAATCCACCAATAACGGGGACCGAAGCCGCAGCCTGCTCAATGCGACGGTTGCCAATCTCTCTGGCTTGGCCAGCGCTGGGGCGGCCCTGTGGCGCCGGTGGCCAGGCCGGGTCTAGGTCCTGGGGTAGCGGCGCAAGGTTGAACTTCGGCATGGATCAGCCCTCCACAATGCGGATACGGCCCACACCCCTGCTGGTGCTGCCGAATAGTTTTCTGAAGGCGGCAGGAGACAAATCAATCACTCTTGGATCAGAGCGATTGATCGTTCGTTCATTGCCACCCATCTGGCCAACATCGTTGACCCAGACCTTCACCGTCTTGCCGGTGTCCAGGTCCTCAACGGTGACCCACTTGTTGAGATACTTGCCGCGCAGACTCCACTGCACAGCAGCCGTCATGGCGTTGGGGTTGTAGCGCTCACCGTTTGCAGTGGGTCCACCGGCGACACCATCACTGCCACCGCTGCCGGTGTAGTAGGTGGCCAGGCCCGTCATGCCGCCACCACGTCGCGTCGCAGGGCGGCTCGCACCGCTTTGAAGACTGCTCACCACATGCCGCCGCAGCTGGTCGAACCCGGCATAAGGGGTCATGTCCCTACTGCCTGCGCCTCGTGGGGCCAGAAAGTCGATGCTGGCGATCGTGCCGTCAGCCGAGCGGACGTTGCCTGTGCCGCCCTGCTGGCCGATCACCTGCCCAGCAGACACCCGCTGCCCCGGGCGAACGCGCACGCTGCCATCCGCCAGGTGGCCATAGAGCACATCCACCTTGCGGTTGGTCAGAGGGTCAACCGACTCGACAACGATGTAGTTGCCGTAGCCGCCCTCTCGGCTCACGTCTTTCACCACACCCTCCAGCACCGCAGGGAAGCGCTTGCTGGGGAAGTAGAGGTCAACACCAGGCTGGCCGTCGGGGCGCTCGTAGACGACGGAGGCAGGCCTTTCAAAGCTGCCTCCGCTACCCCCAAAAGGGCGGCCGCCACCTCCCATCGGGGGCAGCGTCGCCGCTGCCGCCGGCGGCATCAGCAGGTTCATCAACCAGCTGCCGGGCGCCATCGGGTTGTACCCGGCGGGCACCATGGCCAAGCCACCTGTCGCCCCGCGGTAGTTGGCGCTCGACACTTGCTGCCCCTGGCGCTGTTTGCGCACCTGGTCCTGGAGAAAGCGCGATGCCGATCCATCCGGGTCCAGCTGGGGGTAGAAGCGCAACTGCTCGAGCAGGTAGCGGTTCACGCTGGTGCCAGCTCGCTTGGCCAGCTGGTAGAGCTCGGTGCTCACCGGCTTGCCCTTGTTGATGCTGTCCAGTTCGCTGTGCAGCCAGTTCCCCGCCATCACCGGCCGGGCTGCATAGCCCTTCACCGTGCTGTCGGGCAACGCAGCGGCCTGTGCCTTGGGCACACCCCGAGCCTGCGGGCCAGGCTGGGTGCCCTGGCTGGGGCCAGTACCGACAGAGCCAGGGCCGACCTGCCCAGGCTTCTTGCCCGTCAGCGTGGAGTAGAGGTCCTCGTAGGCCTTGCTCTTGCGGGCATCGGCCACGGCCTGGCTGACGATCCGGTTCTTGGCCGCCGGGCTCATCGCGCGGCCTGGGTTGTCCTCGCGCCACTGGTTGAGCGCATCCTCAGCCGCCCGCAGATAGAGGTTCTGCACGCCGTTGGTGAAGGCCACGGCATTGCTTTGCCCGAAGGCACTGGCGGCCGCTGCAGCCGCGCTGGTGCCCTGCTGGATCAGCGACTGCATCATGCTGCTGCCGCCGGGCTTGCCCTGGTCGAGCAGCTTCTTCACCTCGGGCAGGGCCAGATCCTGCAGCAGGGCCTGGTCGATCTGCTGCTGCACTCCAGGCGTGGCGTCTTCTGCCTGCCGGCGCTTGCGCTCGATCGCCTCGTTGTATTCGCGGTAGCGCTCGGCCTGCAGTGCAGGGGTGGGTTCGGCTCTGGCCGCATCCCGAGCCTGCTGGCGCAGCTGCTTCAGCCCCTCGGGGGATGAGAAGGCGGAAGGCGGAGTGTCCTCGATTGCGCTGAGGAAATCCTGGCTGGCAAGCGGGTCCGGCCGGTAGGCCTCAGCCAACACCGATGAGGTCGAGCTCATCCGCCCGTTCATGTAGGTGTCGACATCCCTGTAGCCCAACGCCGCCGCCTGATTGCGGAACGTGATCAACGCCGCCGGGTAGCCGGGGTCTGTCGGCAACATCGCCCCGGGCGATCCCTGCTGGTACCAGAGCGAATCCAGCTTCTGCTCGATCCCCTGCTGCCCAAGCTCGTAGTCCTTGATCCGCGCCTCGTTGCCGCGGTTCTTGAGCTCGATCATGTCCAGCGGATTGCTAGCCCCCCAAGTCGGGCGCTTCTCCATCGGCACTGATGGGTCGCCGCCACGCACGAAGGTGAGCGCCTCGGACATACCCGGCACCTGGCCGTAGCTGCCCATCAGCTGCTCACGCATCTCCTTCGCTGCACGCACCCGGCTGGAGCCGCCAATCATCTGCAGCTGCTTGTCCATCTCCTGGGTCAACATCAGCCCAGCCAGCTGCGGCCACATCGGGTCACCAGGCATCACCTGGGCCCCGTTGAAGGGAATGCCGCTCTGATACATCGACTGCAGACCAGCACCCATCGCCGCAATCCCCGACGCGGTGGTGCTCGCTTCCAGCTGGTCGTTGTAGGCCTGCTCGTGCTTGGTGGCGAACTTGTCCCACGCACGGCTCATTGCCGGCGTGAAATACTGCGCCACTTCCGGCATGTCTTCCGTCAACCCGTAGCGCTGCATCACCTGATTGGTGACCTGCACCCGGGCCTTCATCAGCTCGCCGCTGCCAGGGGGCAGCCCGGCTAGCCGGCCAAAGTCCTGGGCCAACGTCGAGGACAAAGCGCTGTCCACCTCGCCACCAGCGATCTGCGCGATCGCACGCCGGCGGCCGATCTGCTTCCACGGATTGGCGTCCTTCAGCAGGATTGCCGCCACCGGGTCCACCTTCTCCAGCTGCGTGATTTGGCTGGCGGCATTGGTGGCCGACACTTCCGCCTGCTGCTGCATCACCAGCTGGGCACGGGCGTATTCGTTCTGTGCCTCGATGTAGCCCGCATCGATCTGCTGGGCCTTAACCATGCCAACACCAACAGTCAGCGTCTGAGTCAGGGCTCGATTGAACGGAGCCAGGGCCTCAGCCGTCGCCTGCAGGTTTCGACCTGGGTCGGCCTGGCTGCGAATAACTCCGCCTCCGCCGGTGTTGATCGCTCTCAGGCCGCCGCTTGCCCGAACCTCAGAGGGCTGCGCGGGGCGGGCCAGGCTCTCCTGCGCCGATGGCTGGATGTAGGTGTCGAGAGGCTTGGCGACAGGCGTGACCTGGCCAAAGGGAAGACGCTCAGCCATGTCAGCCACCTCCTGTGGGGGTGCCCGAGCCCCTGGGCGCGGATGGCGTGCTCAGCCCTTTGACCGTCGAGTAAGCACCAAGGCCAGCCTGCACGCCGTTGAGCACACCGGTGGCGATGTTTAGGCCGAGATTGCCCGTCGGCCTGGTGGGCGCTGCGCCCGTCATCGAGGGCGGCTGCGGCATTACCAGCGTGGGCAACGGCGCCAACGGCGGCAGCGGGTCCATGTAGGGCTGCTCGTCATAAAACTTCTGGCTGTTGTATCGACTGATGTATTGCGCGATCTGTGCGGCTTGCTCTCGCGTGTACTGGCGCTGCCTCAGCCCAGCGTTGATGTTCTGCAGCGTTTCATAATCACCAAGCTGGCGTGAGTAGTCGTTAATGATGCGGTCCACCGAGTTGCCCTCCTGCTCAAGAGCCTGCACAGAAGCCCGCGCTTGCAGTGCACGCCAGCGGTATTGCATCCGCCCAACAGAATCCTGGATGTCGGCTTCTTGATAGGCGTTTGAGATAGCCTGGCTGTCGCCGATGTAGGCCGCCATTGCGTTGGCCCTTGTTTCAGCAACCGTCTCCGCCTGGCGAATTGCCCTGATGGTTTCGTAATTCCTAAGGGAATTGACGTAGGACTTCTGCTGATTGTAATTAACAGTCTCGGCCCAATACTGATACTTGGAATTGGTATTGCTCAGCTTCGCGTTGAACCTGGCCTGCCAGTTCGCAAACCTGTCATTGGCCCGCTGGAAGCGCTTGGCATCCTTATAGTTCTGCAGCTCTTGCTTGTAGCGGGCTTGTTCTGCAGCGTCCTGCTGCATCCCGCCAAAGATGCCCATGCCGGCATTGAGGCCGCCAGTGATCAGGCCAATCGTTAAGGGATCCATTAGCTCATCCTCCAGAACGGATGAAACAGTGCGCCGCTCGGGCCATAGGGCTCAGCCGGGAAGACGGTGAAACCCAGCTTGCTCAGCCACCGGATCGACTCACCGTTCTTCGCATAGACGTAGTTGCCGATCGGGCCGTCCACTCGCTTAAGGCAATGCTGCACCCATTCTTCCGCTTCTCTGCACAGCTGCATACGTCTCATCCTCGTGCTCGTCAGATCGTCTGTCCCCAGCAGCCAGATGAGGTCTTCGTCCAGGCCGGTGATACCAAGAGGCGTGCCATCCTCCGCCACGATCGCTTGACAGACCGTGCTGCTGGCCCAGCTTTCGACCGCCACCAGATAAGGATCAATGCCATGGCTGAGCCTGACTTCGGTCTGATCTGAAGCCCGTAGCCGCTTGGCCACGTACTTCACCCTCTCCTCAGTAGCCGGGGCCCATCTCATAGCGACTTGCTCTTGGCGGTCAGTAGTGCAGTCCACTCACACGTAGAGAACTTGCACGGCAATGGGGTCGAATTGACCACTTCAACGATGCACTGCTCACCGCGGCTTGCAATGGGGATACTGAACACGCCCTCGTAGTAGCGGCCGGCATCAGCTGGCTCGTTCGGTGCGGCGCTGATCGCCGACCCTCGGGTGGCAAGGATGGTGCCGTCGAACTTGTAGGTGGCCGTCGGCCGGTGCTCAGGGCTGACCGTCACCTCGAAATAGCCGGTCTCGTGGTAACGCAACTTTGCGTTACGCACCTGCGTGCGGATCGTGTTGCTCGCGGCCTTGCCAATGCCCACATCCTTCATCGTCTTGAACCTGCTGAAGCGATACCGGAACTGATACGGCACACCAGCAAACACGTCCGCATTGCTCCAGTCGCCGCGACAGGTGAAGGTGGTGCCGCTGCTGATCGTGGCCAACAGCACCCCGCCGATCTTTCGACCCGGCGTGAGGCTGTAACCAGACCACAGCTGAGTGGTCGTATTTGCTGTGTAGGGCAGCGTCCAAGTGGTGGTCTCCGTGGCGGCGTTGTAGACACCATTGGCCATGCGCATGGCCACACTGGTCACCGTGGTGTTGCTCACCCGACGGTCCAGCAACATCGGGTAGGGCGTTCCGGTTTCCTCCGCCAGGCGATCCATTACCGAAATCACCTCTAGGTAGACCTTGGTGCCGTACTGCATCAGGCAGTAGAGCGACTCGCGCACACACAGGATCGAGAGCACCTTGTCGCACCCAGCGAAGTCCCAGTAGCTCCAGCTGGCCTGGACCCGCTGAGCGCTCTGACCATCGCTGCGGTTGAAGAACTTGTAGACGTAGATCCGGTTCTCGTAGCCGCTGCGGGCCGACACGAAGAACAGCACGTTCCCGGTGTCGTTGGCGGCCATCTTGAACATGTCCGATGGCAGGTAGGCGCTGACGTGATCGCTAATGTCCACCGCGTTGGCCACCACGCCGCTGCCGCTGCCAAGCAGCGCAAACTCCCGGAAGCGACTCCAGACGTCGTTCTGCTGGGCGAAGAACACGCCGCTGCCCACTTGGCTGGGGCGCAACCCCATGTCGGCCTCGTACTGCGTCAGCACCGTCAGCCGCGCGGTCTGCGATGTCAGCGGCTGGTCGCCGCTGCTCAACCGGAACTGGCTCTGGGGGCTAAAGATGACCAGCTCGTCCTGGTACGGCACCGCGTAGCGCAACACCGAGATCCGGTTGTTGCTCGAGGAGATGTCGATCGGATCCGAATCCAGGATCGTGGTCGCCGTCTCCGGGAAGAACTCAAAGAACTCACCCGAGCGGCTGAGCACCACCGCCTCATCCGACAACAGCCCCAGGCGGTTGCGGTAGACGAACATGTCGTTGATCGACTTACCCACGAAGCTGGGGTCTGGAACCGTGTCGTAGTCGCCACAGGTCCGCTCTCCCCACTTCGGCAGCTTCACCGTCCCCACGGTTCTGCCATCCACGGGGCCGAAGTAGAAGGTGCCGTCCGGCAGCCTCACCAGGGCATGAGGCATCGTGCTGGGCTTCAGCTTGTACTGGGTCCCAGGGGCGACCGTCTCCACCCAGGAGCCCTCGCCGAAATTACCCAGGCCTTCACGCGGGCGGAACTCCACGTAGTAGCCATCCCATTTGTTGCCGGGATCGCCGTCGATCTCGATCTGATACCCCCGCGGGCCGATCGTCGGCAGCTCGGTGAAGGACTGCACCGAGTTGGTGATGGCCGTGATGTCCGCATTGGCCCGGGCATCCGTGGCCTTAAGCGTCATCGCGCTCGAACTCTTGAGATGCAGCACCGAGCCGGACTGATCGATCGTCACCCCGGTCACGCCGGCTAGGCCGGTCTTGATCGCATCGGCGATCTCAGCGGCACTGATTTTCACCTCCGTCACCGTGGTGCCAGCCACAATCACTGCGGCCGTGGCCGTGGTCACCGTCACCGTCGTGCCGTTCAGGGTGACGGTGTACTTCTGGCCGTAGTTGGCAGCCTTGACCCAGATGAGAGCTTCATGGGTGGCGGGCCTCGCTGTCACCGGACTGAGCGCCGAGTCCATCTCCGGCGACTTCAGGGTGTTCAGCACCCAGGTGTAGTCGGCGATCGTCGATGCACGGATCTGATTCCGGGCGTCAGTGATCGTGGAGAGGTAGCCATAGCCATCTGGGGCACTCACGGTCTTCTGGTTGCCGGCCAGATCGAAAACCTTGATCGATGTCTTGGTGATGACGGCCAGGTACTCCTCGTTTTCGTCCCGCAGGACCGAGTGGAAGTAGGCATCGCCAAACGCGGCATCGCTCACCTTCGCCAGGGTGTTGGTGCCGTCGCGCTTGCGCAGACCCTCGGCAATGCTCGACATGCCGTTGACCTGAATCTCGCCCTGCGATGGATCACGCTGCGAGTCCGGCTGCTGACTGATCCCCTGAATCAGGTTGGGGATCGAATAGCTGTAGAGCTCAGCCAAGGTAGTGGCCTCCACCCATGCGCCGGCCCACCAGACCAAAACCAGCCTGGTAGGTGGGGAAGGGCTGAAGGCCGCGGCCGCCAGTCAAGCTATTGGGCTGGTGCTGATCGAACTCCACCCGGTTGAGCTCCACCAGGGCCTGCTGCTCATCCAGCGCCGTGAACTTGAACACCTGCTCGGAACCCAGCACGCGGTCGGAGAACACCCGGGCCGCCCGGATCGTCACCCAACGGTTGAAGGCTTCCGGCGATTCATCCCACGAGAGCAGCCACGTCACATCCGCTGCCAGCGGGCTGATCCCGTCCTCGATCTGGTAGGTCCGCTTCAGCCGGTCGTAAACCCGTTGCCCGCGCAGCTGGAATCGTCCGTTCCAGCGGTAGGGATCCAGGCTGAATGAGATCACGCTCTCGGGGACCGTGATCTCTTTACTCGTCTCGTCCCTGGAAAACGGGTATTCGTACTCCATGTTCCAGCTCCAGCCACGGGTCTGCCCCTCTTTGTGGAACTCAAGCAGCGTGCGCTCGGCCATCCAGACCTCGCCCACCTGCTGACCATCAAGGCTATTAACTGGCTGCTCACCGATACAAGCCAGCGCGATGTTCACGGCCTCGAGCAGGGTGGTCCTGCCTGGCGTGACACCCTGGATTTGCAGGCCCATGACACATGCACTGGTGCACTGTTCATGGTACGGGGCATGAAAAAGGAGGGCCATGGGCCCTCCCGTTTGCGATCCCCTTGGAAGACGAAGCCTCTCGGCCAGAATCCTACGGCTTCTCGATCACAACAGCAGACTCCTGGCGCAGGGGGCCCATGCCGATGCTCATACTTGCCAGCATCAGGGTGCCCTGGTACTGGATGTTGAAATCGGAAGAGGTCAGCTGCAGCTTGGGCTGCTTCAGGGTGAGCACACCGGCGCAATCACGGGAGAAGATCATGCCGACGCACTTGGACAGATCCTGCTGATAAGCAGTGTTCTTGTCGCCGGTGACGTTGGTGTAGGCAGCCTGCGTCACATGATTGCTCATGAACAGCGGGATGCCGGCAACACTCATGGTGCGGCCTTCGGCGATGGTGCCGTTGCTGCCTCCACCACCGTTGAAATCGGCGTTGATCGCACGGCTGGACTGCGAGATGTAGAAATACTCCTCAGGGGAGAAGATGCCATACATCCCGTTGATGGGCACGTTCTTCTTCTCCAGTGCCACGCGGGCATCGAAGATCTTGGAAACGAGCTCATCACCTTTGGCTTGAGCCGTAGCGGCGGCATAGCCAGCGCTGAGGGTCAGGCCAGCACCAGTGCGGGGCTGGTTCTTGGAAAGAGCCAGAGGCTCAGTGGCGCTTTTGGCTGCGGCATAGATCACACGGGCAGCACGGCGGTCCCACTCGTAAGCGAGAGCCAGACCCAGCTGCTTGGTGTACTCCTGACGAACGGGCCAGTAAGACATGAGCTCATCGAGCTCATACACCACGGTGTCGGCGATCAGCAGTCCATCGAGGTTGATGATCACCTCGTTCAGATCGCTGGGCTCGTTGCCCTGGCCCAGAATGGGCTCGCCAGGTGTGTGGTAGCGCGCAGACATCTTGCCCGCGATAGGGAAGGCAGCGCTTTTGCCGCCTTTGATGTTGCGCTCTTTGAGCTTGCCGCGGAAGACGCAGTTGGTCTCCATCGCGCCAATAACTTCCGCAATCCCGAGTTTCAGAAACAGGGCGCGGTCGTCGCCTGTGCCTTTGATCTGGCCAAGGCGCTGAAGTGTTGCGGTTGGGGGGGTGGCGGGTGCCATAGCAGTTTCATTTGCGAACCTCGATCAATGACGGCGGCAGTCCGGTTGTCCCCGCAGGGGCCATTCCTTGGCGGTCACATCTCTCTAGTCCTGCAATGAAAGTACTAGAAGAATTCGCTCCTTGCGACCATCGCGTCCACCTTCGATCGGTAGGCGTCATCAGTCTCGTAGAGCACCTGTCCAAGACTGTTGCGCTTCTGCATTGCTTCCAGCACTTGGCCCATGCTTTCAAAGGACAGCCCGTCGCTGGGGGTGCTGCCACCGATGAGCTTCGGCTCGCGGCTCTGGACCGGCTTCGTGGCCTTCGTGCTGATGGCTGACTGCAGCTTCATCGCTCTCAGAGCCCAGAAGATGGCCTGCCGGTTGCCGCTATCGACGACCTGGTTGTAGGACGCCAGTTCCGTCTCAGTGAGGTTCTGCTTGGCCCAACCGGTGAGCTCTTCAAACGCCTCTTCGCCACCGACGATGCTCTTGAACTGCTGAACCTCCTCTTCACTGAGCCCCTGAACCGCAGGCTCGGCTTCGGCTCTGGCGTTGCTCAGATACTGCTCGATCACCGGCTTGGGGATGCCGGCGCCGGCCAGCTTGTCCACATACCCGCTGAGATCCTCACCAGCCTCAAACCGTGCCGCCATCTCGAACGGATTGATGCCGGCCTCCTCGAACTTGTCGGTGAGCAGCTCTCCGTACTGCTCGATCGATTCGTCCCTGGAATACTCCGGGATCTGCGGCGCATCCTCGTCTGTGCCCTGGCCCTGGCCCAGCTTCCGTTCAAGCTGCTGGTACGCCTTCAGCAGCTCTTCCTGCGAGCGGAACTTGCCCAACAGCAGCTCTTGCTCTTCCTGCTGCGCACCGGTCTCACCGGTTGGCTCTAGCTCGTCTCCCTCCTCCTGCTCAAGCAGGAACTGCTGCGCCAGTTCTTCCTGGCCTGGTGCCACCAAGCCTTCCGGCGAAACATCACTGCGGATGTCCATTACCGGGGCGGGGCTGTAAATGGAGTCGGTCATGCTTGAGCGAGTTGTTCAGATGGTGCTTGTTGGGCGCTGGCCATCTCCTGCTCGATCGCAGCAGCGTTGGCCAGTTTTTGTGGATCAGCCATGCCCGCCGCAATCGCCTGCTGCGCCATGGCCATCTGCTGTGCCTGCTGCTGTTCAGCAGCAAGCTCTTCCTCTGTCTTGACCAAGCCAATGATGTCGAGGCCCATAGCCGCCGCCAAGCGCTTAATCAGCTCAGAGCTATTCACGTAGGTGGTAATACCCTCGGGCCCCAGTGTCTGCTGCAGGATGGTCATGAACCGTGCGGTTTGCTCTAAATCATTCCCTCGGCCAACTGCAGCCAGGCCCACCGAGACCACAGGCTGGACAAGGCCTTCTGGCAACTGCTTCATCCCTCCCTTCCTCATAAAGAGATCCAGCTTGCGAGCGATGTAGGGAGCCTGCAGCTCAACTGTCAGCTGGGCGTAAATAGATCCAAGGGACTGCTCGAGCTGAAGTGCCTGCAAGCGGACCTCTTCCGCAGTCACTCTTTCTGCATCGCGCATGTCGGCGAGCATGAAGGCCTGTGCCAGTCGCATCTCAATGCGTTGCAGCCCGGTCAGGGCAACATTCAGGTCATTGCCTTTTTGCACCTGAACGGTGAACACGTCGTCAGGGTTGCCCGGCAGGTAAGCGCCGTTGGGAGCCTCTGCAAGCTGCTTTGCATTCACCACCGCCGATGGCTTCACCAAGTGGCGCACCTGCGCTGACACCAGCGAACCCTCTGCAATCGCCTGGTTCAGCGCTTCGGCCGTCTGCAGATCGGCGATGCAGGCCGACTCCACATAGCCCGGGCCATAGTCAGCCCCATCCACCCGGATCATGCGCAACGGCAGCCAGGGGGAGGCGCTAGCGCGAGCGCTTCCCCTGGTGCCGGGCACCTCCTTGCCCTTGATCTCCTGGTGCCACTCAACGCGCCCGTCCTCCCACCGGATCCATGTGTAGACCTTCACGGTCTTCTGGACCTCTGACAGCGGACTGGCCTCGACAATCCCCTTCAGTTCCTGGTCTTCATCGTCCTCGAGCTCAGCCTTCAAATCAGGCGGCAGGCTCTCCACAGCGAGCTCTTCACAGACCGCAGCCTCCTGCGGGTTGCCCATCGGGTCCCGTGACACCGCAAAACGGTTGAGGTGGTAGCACTTCAGGCCGTCTTCGGAGATGTACAGAAGGACGTTGCCTGCAACAAGCAAGTGCATCAACGCTTCGTGCATCGCCACACGATCGTTAGATGCTTCGATGCTGCGCAGCACCGATCGTTCAAGTCGAGCTAAGCCAAGCTCAATGTCGCTTTTTGCCTTGGCAATCTGATCGCGCGTTAGCCCCATCTGCATCATCTGCTCTTCCTGCTTCTGCATCTCCACGTCGTCGATCGTGAAGCGAAAGAAGCTCTGCGTAGGGGGCAGGATTGCAAGGAGAAGGCGACTGGCGAGGTTGTGAACGCCCCTAGCGCCAACGCCGTTCCAAGGCAAAGGGAACGCCTCTTGATGGTGAGCGGTGGGCTCTGACGTATTGGGGATGAGGTAGGGCACGGTCAACCGGCTGGCCTGCCGTGCCCGGTCCAGGTACCAATCCCTGCCATTGCCGACCAGGCGGCGATAGGTCTGTTCGGCGTTCATGGCATCAAGCGGCAATGTTGAGACCAGCGCCAGCAGACGAAGCCGCAGCGGGGCTGATGGTCAGTGCGTTGCGGTTGGGCTTGCGACGGGGGGCGATTGCGCTGGTGGTCTTGGCACCAGCTGCTGGTGCGTTCTGAGACGTGACCACCGCATAAGCACCTTGCGGGCCCTGCAGTGCCTGCTGCTGCTGCTGCAAGTCTGAGATCGCAGTCGTTAGAGCGTTGATCTCATCCAAGAAGCCGCTGGTGTCAGTCTGATTTGTGACCGTCTGTTGATTGATCGAGTCAATCAACGTCTGGTTCTGTGCATTGACTGAATCAATCCACTGCTGAATTTGCAGCATCTCGCCGGTTGTCCCGGCCTTGTAGTTGTTATAAAAGCCAGAGCTCACCCATGGAGCGCTTGCAGCAGCTTGCTTGATCGCTGCGTCGCTTACACCAACGCTTTGCAGGTATTTGGCATCCTGCATACCCAGCCCAGCGCCACCCCTGGAGGCAGGGTCATAGCTGGCGGCAGCCTGATCAAAGACGTTCTGGACCCGCCCACCGACAGCCGCGCCGCTGTTGGTGATCGCCTTGGCCGCAGCGGTCGCGTCGCCAGCGATCTTGAGGATCTGGTTGTACTCCCTTTGATTGACCTTGGGGCCAGCCGCGGCGACGGCCTGTTTCACGGCCTGGCGTTGCTGCTGAGGCGTTGGCGCAGGGGCCTTCTTGTTGTTCTTCTTGGCTGCCATTGGTGTTGTCCTCAGGTAATAGAAAGGCCGGCGCCAGCTGCCGAACCGCTGGCCGTTACACGGTCGACACGCAATGCCCCGCGCCCACGGCGGCGGGCACTGGTGTCCTCACGATCTCGACCAACGGTGGGGGGCTTAGCCGATTCTTCCGGCGGAGGCGGCCCCATGAGCGCTGACATCCGCATGGCCTGCTCAGAAAGCGCTGACTGATTGCTCGCCATCTCGAGCTTGAGATCACGGACTTGCTGAACGGCATTGGCCAAGTCCTTGTCGCTCTGCTGCAGATTCATCTGCGCCAATGCCAGCGGCGCATTGGGCGACTGCATCTGCATTACCGCCTGAGTCATCATCCGCTGCGCCGCTTTTGCGGCAGCCAGCTTTGGCTGCTTGATCTTCGCTGGCTTCGGATCAGGAGCCTTGGGAGCACCGCCACACATCAGAATCCCTCCATGTCGAGGCAGTCAGCCTCCTGTTCCTCGTAAGCGTTTCTGAGAAAGCGCACGACAGAAACCTGTCCGCACTTCAGCCAGACCTGGCGGTCGGTGGCATCTGGGTCCACCATCCGATCAGGGAAATGGGCCTCCAGCCACGTCAGCAGCTCAGGCGTGAGTCTGGGCTTTTGCACAGCTAGAGGTCATCTATGGTCAGGCTACCGGCGGGGTCCACAGGATCGGAATACCCCTCTCGAAGTCGTATTCACCTCTGCGCAGTATCCGAGCGCATCTGGCCTGAACGAGGGCATAGTGCTCAGTCAGTTCAGCTTTCCTGTAGGCCTCGAGGACCTTCTCCCACATCTGCACTGGTGAGTGGCACTGCGCGAGAAGTTTCTGGGCTGTCACCGGTCCGTATTTAGGACAGCCTGGATAGTTGTCACTGGCGTCACCGGTCAGAGCCTGAGCAAAGAAAGCGCGATCAGCGTCCGAATCGGTCACCACGATCAGCTCGCCAGAACGCAAATGCTCGCCCGGGATGGTGAGCATGTCCTTGTCCTCGCTGACGATTACATCCCCGGGCTCGTAGCTGATGCCCAGGGCGTCATCGCCTTCCACCTCAGGAAACCGCGCGATGTCCCAGCCCCTGGCCGCGGCTGTCGTCATCACCCAGTCGATCAGGGCGCTGTAGCCGGCCGGTCGGCGCAGCTTGCGGCGGTTCTCCTTGTATTGGGGCCACAGGCCTTTGCGGAAGGTGGTGCGGTCACCGAAGACCAGCACCGGCTGGTAGCCCATCAGCGTGGACATGAACTCAGCCATGCGGTCCTCAAAGGCAGCTCTGGCGTCGTCATGACGACAGACATAGGTCCAGCAGTCGTTGCCCCAGTCGGCCTCCTGTTCAGAACCTGCAGCGCATCGGTAGAGGAAGTACTCGGTGTCGATTAGAGCCTTCACAGCCCTGCCTCCTGCATGTCCCGCTCAACCAGCTCTTTCAACCGCTCCTGGTAGAGCCCGGTGTAGGTGCTGCAGGTGCGGCCTGATTGCTGATACAGCCACTCGAGGTAGTCCTGGCGGCGCTGTTCAATCTTGGGGTCAGTCATTGTGATTAGTGAAGGTGACTACTGGGCTTCAAGCTCGTTGGCAATAAGCATTAATTGACGCAAGGCGAACACGATGCCAGGACTGTCTTCCACATCGCCATCGCAGTACAGGTTTTCAATCTGCTCTGCAGCAGCTCGCAGGGCGGCGGCAACTCGCTTGGATCCAACCAACGGTTTTTCGCAGTAGTACGCATCCAGTACGGTTTGTGCGGCAGGTGAAAGTTCAGACATAGAAGTGGAAGCGGCTTGTGGGCTTGGCTGAGCTATCTGGAAAACCCGGAAGGTTCGACCATTTTGGTGATACCAACAAAATGGTCACCAAGCAGCGGGGACCGCAGGCAGTTGCGTCCAGTCGTCATCGTCTTTGAGATACCAAAGCGTGCCGTCGCTGCAGAGGGCGTACACCGTGTCCACGATGGGCGGCAAGCCCATCTCATCTCGCTGCACTGAGTAGCAGGAGCTGCTGGCGATCTGAACAATCTTGCGTTCAGTCATGGAACCTCCAATTGATGATCTGTCGAATGACAGGAAACGTGCCAGCCCATACGCCAAAGGGGCAGTGCAGCACGGGTTTTGGGATGAAGTGAATCTCGCCCCATCGGGGGAAATCTGGGTGGACGCCGCTGTTTTGCCAGAAGATGCGGCCGATGTAGCCACCGGTGCTGGTGACGGCCATAAACGTGGGTCGATGGGTCACCCTTCTGTCTCCCTGATGAGTCGATCGGCCACCTCGTTGATGGCCAGGAAGCAGATGCGGGCCTGCCCCTCGTCAGGCGCCCAGGTGCGAATGCGTTGGCTAATCTCATGCACTACCGCCTTCATGCGCCGGCGGTCATCGATGCTGTATTCACCCAGGCTCCAGTAGAGCTCTGTCAGTTCATTGAGAAGGGTCATTTCAGAATCTCCACAGTGGCCGTTGGCCAACGGTTGCCGGCGTACTTGAGAGCATGTTTCTGCGTCTCGGCCATCAGGCTGACCTTCATGGGCTTTGCCTTCTGGAAATAGATCAACAGCCGATACTCCCTGGTTCTTGCGTTGGGCTGGGGGCGGCTGATGCCATCACCCAGGTTTGGCTCTTCCTCCGCGGGGAAAAGCGCCTCCAGAGCTGTCTTAATGCGGTCGCGGTTACTCATGCTGGGCCTCCAGGATGTGCTGAATTGCACGGATGTAGCCGTCCCAATAGCTGACGCGATGATGAGCGCCGTCCTTTGCTGCTTCGTTGTATTGGCCATAAGCCATCACCAGCAATCGCTTTGCTGTGCCGACTGTTGCATCGATTTTGCCGCCATCATTGGCTGGCTCGTATGTTTCTGGTGTCATAAATCCTCGTGGTTTTTGGAGTGCTGCCGCTGTGCCAGAGCACGCTGCAGCTGTTGTCGTAAATCGTGGTGATCGTTCCCTCTTTCCAGCCAGCCGCGGTGTAGAACCTGACCCGCTGCCCTTTCTTTAGTTCAGACCATTTCACAGCGGCTTCCGATGATGCGTGCGGTGATACGCCTCCATGTCCCTGTAGTTCATTTCCATAAACTCAGAGTGCTCTTCAAGGAAGTCGCGGCTAGGGAGAATCGGCTCGCGTGCATTGATGTTGAACTGCATCACTGACCATTTCCCCGTGAGAAGACCCCTCTCCAGGATCGAGCGCAACTGTGCTTTGTTGATCAGTGGCTCCATTGGCGTCTAGCTCGGCAAGAAACATCAAGTAGTCGGCCCATTTCTTTGGTGTTAGGCCGGGCCCCTCATCCGCCGGTGGTGGCAGGCAGGGCAACTCTTCGGTCATGAAAGGCACGTAAGCGTCTCCGTTTTGTGGGTCGGGTGGGGCCGCTACCGATTGAGGTGCGCTCGGCAGCAGGCGCAGTTGTTCGCCAGTTGGGCGACACATCGCAGGAAGATCAGAACGGAACCCCCAGCTGCGATTCGCCAGGCCGTTCTCGGACCGATAGAGAGGCACCATCAACTCCTTCCATGTCGGGTAGCGCAGGAAGTCCTGGCCGCCTGTGCCCTGGAGCCACTGCTCAGCAGCCCAAAGAAACTGCCGATCTGTGACCTCAGGAAACTCAGAGGTGAAGGAGACGTACTTCAGCTGACAAATGTGAGGGGACCAGCGATCGGACTCCTTGATTCGCAGCTGCGCCGCAACCATCTCGGCAACGGCCAAGAAGGTTTCGATGCTCAGGCAGCTCTGCTGTTCCATGCCGCAATCGCCTCCTGCATTGCACCGCTCTTAGGCGCCAGGCCCTCCTCCGCTGGAGGCGCGACATCGCGCATGTAATCGGGGCTAAGAGCTTGCCAACCGGACTCAACACCGGCCTTGGCCAGCAGCACCTGCTTCCACTTAGGAAGTGATGCCACTCGGTCGACGTTCTGCAGCCAGGCCCGCTGTGTCCACACAGCTTTGCTGCCGTGCTTGCTGTGCCGACTCACGTTCCACCACTCCACCAATAGTGGCTGTGCCTCAGAGCAGACATTCACCAGGCGGTCATCATTCAGGCTGGCTACGTAGCGGTTGGGACGCTTGCGCGGCCGCTCGTCGGCAAGCTCAACCACCGGTGCCTGCACCGCCTCGATGTAGCCGGCGGCCCTGCCGGCGAAGACGGCAACACGCTCAAGGGTCTGGAAGGTCTTGCCGCATCCACGGCAGAGCCGGATGCGGCGGTCGTATTCGGGAGACGATCGCGTCTCAGTCACCCGCGAATCGGGGTGATCGCAGTGCGGGCAATTCATTTGAAGATCACAGTCAGAAGAATCGATTGCTCGTTGGTTGGCTTCTGCTCCCACTCGAGTTCCATGCGGTGAAGGACAGTCACGCGGTCATCCACCCAGCAGCCGGCCCAGGGCGGCGTGGCATCTGGGTCTGGCAATCCCGCATCCATCAGCGCACCGCTGAGGTTGTCGAGATCGCTGCGGCCTGGCCCCATGAACTTCATTTGCAGGCACACCAGCTCGCCCTTCTGGAGCGGCGGACGTGTCCACCATTCGGCCAGGATTGAGCGGACGTTGCGCGTCCACTCGCGGTACTTGGTGTCGGTGTAGGGCTTGCCCTTGGTCAGGAAGCGAGGTCTGGCTTTGGGCTGCAGAGGCACCGGCAGCAGCACGTCCATGCGGCCCATCAGAAGGGGATGTCCTCTGCCAAAACAGCAGTGGCCTCTGCCTGCACCTCGGCGGCACGGGCCCGCAGCTGGGCGGCGAAGCTCTGAGGCTCTTCTTCCTTCTCGAACGCGGACTGAGCGCCCGGTGTCGACACCACGTAGCCGTCCTCTTCCTCGAAGGGATCGACATCACGGCCGGCGTATTCGACCAGCTCGAGCACCTGGATCTGCTCAAGCTCCAGGCTCATGCCCTTGGCGCCGGCCATGTCCCAGCCCCAGGGGCTGAAGGCCACCTTGATCTTGCTGCCGTTGCCGATCAGGGTTTCAGGCGGCCACAGGTTCTTCTTGCTGTCGACGACCAGCGGCGGGCTTTTGATCTGCCCCTTGGCGGTCAGCTCCTTGCGCTTGAAGCGGAACTCGACTTTCCCGGTCGGCGCCTCCCGGCCCTTCTCATCCCGCACGGTCTGCTCGGCGAAGGGCCAGCCATGGCGAGACACCTTCGCCTTGGGGCCATGGAACTCCTCAAAGCACTTCTCAAGGCGCTCGGTGAAGGCGATGGTGGCTGGGTCGCTGGGGTCGAGCACCAGGGACACGGACCAAGCCTTGGGGTTGTCCTCGAAGGCAGTGGGCTCGCCCAGGACCTTGGCCCAGAGCGCCTCGCCCCTAGGGCTGACGATCAACTCGCGTGGCATTTGTGATGCACATGTGGGATGCACTGGGAACGTAGTGGCCTAGGTCTGCTACCGCAAGACCCCTAGGGCGAGTCCCTTTAGCCTCAGTGCGAGATCAGCTGAAGCAGTAAGGGTTCTGCCCAATCTCGCCCTCGCAAAGATCGCCAACAAGAGGCGGGTGCCCTAGGGCTACACCTGCATTTCTGCCAATCTCAACCCGGATCTCAGCAAGCCAATCAGTGGCATACAGCGCTCGCAGCTCGCCATGCAAGGTGTGATGCAACCAGTCCGCCCGGGCCGGCAGTGTTGCGAAGCAGTCATGGTTCGTCAGCACCGGGGTTCCGATAGATGCACATCTGAGAACCAGGCCGTGGCAGAAGGCCGCGTCGAACGTGTGGATGGTGTTGGCCGTGATGCCCCGGCTCGTGGCCCTGGCGCTTAGCTCTGCCTCCTCGTAAACCGCGTCGAATCGGCGCCAGCGCCGGCTGCCATTGATCGCCGTGCTGACCGTCTGCGTCTCCTCCACGTGGCGCCCCAGGGACACGGGGAAGCCCATGGGGCTGAGCCAGCGGATCGGCTGTTGCTGCTTCATGCAGCGGCGGCTCACGTCCCTGAGCCACGCCTCCATGGCGATGCAGCTGCCGAGCTCAGCGCCGATCACCAGCTGCAGCTTCCTGGCCAGGTACTGCGCTGGCTTGGTGTACTCCCGCTGCCAGTAGCTAACGCGCACATCCGGGTTCTTCTCCTGGAGGTAGGCGACCAGCTGCTCGACCAACCCGTAGCGCTGCGCCCCATAAACCGTCGTCATCACGGGCCCCTTGACCAGCGAGCGGTCGATGCTGTGCTTCAGCCACAGCTCGGCCTGCTGGCGATCCCGCAGATCCAGGCTGTCGAGGTCCGCACGCAGCAGCTGCAGCAGCCGCTCGGCGACGTGGGAGTAGACGTCCGCGCGGCTGTCGCCGATGACGTTGGTCAGCCGGGCCAGCTGGCGGTCGCGCGCCAGGGCCGCGATGATCCCCAGCCCGCTGCAGGTCTGGTCATAGCGGATCGGCACGCCGCTGGACTTCGCCCCATCGAGGTAGAGGGCAATGGCCCGGGCCAGCTGCAGGAACTGCCAAGGGTCCTTGGCGCCCTTCCACAGGTCGAGTCGGTCGAGCGGTTCGGCCGCAACGGCCTGGATCAGCTGCAGGTTGGCCCGGCCCCAGGCCTCTCTCTCTTCCCAGCTGCCCCGGCCCAGCCCGTAGTGCCCGGCCGCGGCCATCAGCATCTCCCTGAAGGCGTCGTCGTCCACCAGCTCCTGATGGGCAAAGGAGATCAGCGCCTTCTGGTGGTCTGGCCCTTGATGGCCAGCGATTCGGCTGGAGCAATAGAGACGCCCCCGGAAGTCGAAGTCGTGCTCAAGCCAGATCGGGTAGGCGCCCACCTCCTCGGCCTGGCGGATCGACTCCTCAATTCGCTGACGCATCGCAGCACCTGCGTGGGCATCGGACGCCCTGGACGGGTCGCGCTGCACCGGGAACAGGTCAGGCAGGTTCGCGTCCCACGCCTGCCGCTGCTGCTCAACCATCCATGGGTCGATCTGAAGCTGCTGCTGCTCAACGGCGTTCACCACCTGAAGCGCGGTCTGCACCGACTTCGCCGTGATGTGGCTCAGATCCATCGGCTTGCGACTGGTCACAAGCGCCTTCGTGCCGCGAACAACATCCGTCCAGGGCTCAGGTGGCAGAAGGGATGGAATCATCCGCACTGGTAGCGGCCGGGGCGGGTTGAGCCCGACCACCTCCAGCGCGTCTTCTGTTGGCTCAACCAGGGGCACCCGATCGTTGGTGAACCGGATCAGCGTGGTGTTGGCAGCAATGACCTCCAGCAACAGCTGGCCCAGCTCGCGGCGCTCTTTTTGCGTCCAGCCGCTGGGGTCCACGTAGAGCTCGTTGAGGATGCGGTGGTCAATCGCCTTGCGACCGAACTTCCGCTTGAGGGTGTTGAGCAGCACCACACCCTTCTGCTGGTAAAGCCGGGTGGCCTTGTGCTCGTCTTGCAGCGCCCGGCCGATGCTTTTCGCCAGATCACTGCGCCGCGGCCGCCGGCTGATCCCATCGATCACAACGCCCAAGGCGATTGCCGCAATCGAGCGCGGGCCTCGATCGCAGAAGTGCAACAGAAGCGGCCATGCCCCCAGGTGCTTGCCCCCCATGTGGGGGTTCTGCAGCAGCCGGGTGAGCATCGCGTCCAGCGCCATGTTCACCGTCTCGCCATAGAGACGGAACAGGGCCGCCCCGTAACTCGTAGCGCTCTCCCGACCCTGACCAATCAGCTGCCTGTGGTAGGCCCCAGTCCGCTCAATGGCGCGGGCATCCTCCCTTTTCAGCCTCTGCCGATGCAGCAATTCCACAGGTGTGGATGCGCTTTTTTGGGTGTCCAACGTGCAGAGACTGGTGCTTTCAGCAGCAATTCCACCTCACCTGTGCACTGCATTTCCAGGGGGAGTGGACCAGCCTCTGGGGCTGGATTTTTCGAGTGCTCTGCACAGGTGCATGTGTGCGCAGCGCTTTTTAAGTCCGCTGCGTATGCCAATTCCGCCATGCTCCCCCGTTGCGCCGCAAGGGATCTCAAGGATTCCAAGCAGAGCCACCGTCGGCAGACTGCGGATTTTGCCCGCAGAAAAACTCATCCGGTGGACGCAGGCACATTACAAGCAGTGCGGCCCTGCAGCTGCTCGAGCAGCAGCCGGTAGCGCCGGGCGGCGGCCAAGGCTTGGGCCGCGACCTCGAACGGATCAGCGCCGGACTCCGCCAGCTCACGTTTGAGTTGTCGAACCTCCCTCTGTGCGGTGGTCATGATGACCTCCACGAACATCTGCGCAGACTGTAACTATCCGTTGCAGTTGCAGTAAATACCATCTGTGCACATGTGCGCCGCAGCCAACAAAAAGGCATCGGGTCGGTGTGATTTGATCTGGCGCGATACTGAAGCCAGACACCGCCATTGCGAGCCATGGCCGACATTGCGCAGGACCTTCAAGAGCTACACGAGTCCGTTGTTCGCACGATCAAGAACCGTGTCGAGCTCGGCGGCGAACCGGAAGATCTGCGGCTGGCCCTGCAGCTGCTCAAGCAGAACTCCATCACCGCCAGCCTTGCGGAAGCTGATACGCAGGCCTTGAAGAGCCGAATGGCTGGCAAGCTCGATTTCTCCACCCTGCAAGAAAAGGTGGTGCCGATCAGACCGCCCCAACAGCTGGACGCTTCACCCCGCCCCACGCCCGACCGCGAGCAGTCGGCCTAAGCCCAAGGGCCAGCTGGTCGATACTGGCCCCTGCTTCATCCAAGAACGCTTGCCGCGCCATCTCCTCGAGCTCTTCCTGACGGGTGGCCTGGGCCTTGCGCTGATCCTGGGCAGCGGCCTCAGTGAAGAACTGCAGCGCCAGCGCCAGCGCGTCTATCCGGTCGTCGTGGACCAGGGCCCCACGTTCCGTCGTGATGCGGCTCAGCTGGTACATCAGTGAACGCTGGTGGCCATTGTCGGCGTTGCGCTCGGCCTCTCGGTAGTCCTTTCTGATCAGCTCGCTGCTGATCACCAGCCGGTGTTGCTGCACGATCGGGGCGATCACATCCACGATGCGCCTCTCCTTCTGCATCGACACCTTGATCGGTTCGATCGGGTTGGGGTGCACGCGGTTCATCACCGGTGCCAGCAGCGCCTCGAACATGCCGTCGCCGAAGTTGCTCTCCACCACGGTCTGGTTGACGCCCCAGCGGCGAGCCCGTTCGGCCAGCAGCCGCAACACCTCCTCCGCGTAGCCCTGGGTGGTGCCGCCGCTCTCCAGCACAAACAGGTTGCCGTTGAGCTCGGCCACCACCGCCCAAGCCAGTTCATCGGCGCCGCGGCCTGATGGGTCGATCGACAACACGCAGCGCCACGTCTCCTGCTGCGATACCCAGCCCTGGGTGAGCATCGGCCGGTGGTAGTAGCGATCAGCGCCCAGGCCGACGCACACCAGGTCCTGGATGCGCTGATCGGGCCCTGATGCCCAGCTCACCACCTCGGGCAGGGCCTTGCCGTCGAGATCCATCACGATCAGATCACCGAGTCGGATGGGGTAGCGATCGAGGGTCGACAGACGGCAGTTCAGCTGGAACTGCAGCTGCACAGATGCCCGGGTCATGGACATCTCGCGGCGCAGCAGCTCGTCGTGGCCGAAGCGCTCAGGGTCGGTCGGCTCTCCCGAGCGGCTGCCGTCTTCTTCCACCTCGGCAGCGATCAGCGGATCAAGGCAGCCCTCGTAGCAATCCCACTCGTCCTCCTGCCCCGGGTTGGGATACCGCGCCGGCCAGAACCGCTGCTGATAGTTCCTCTCCCTCCTCATTCGCAGGTAGAGGCTTGACTCCAGGTGCGGGGTGCCCAGGAAGATCGTCTGCTTTGGCAGTTCCCCCTCAACCTCCGGCTTCCTGATCGCCTCCAGTTCGGTGATGGCCGCGGCCAGCCGCTCCTGCTTCAGGGGTGTGATCGAGTTGGCCAACGTCTCAATGTCGTCTGCGATCGCGCAGGTACACCGCTTGCCGGTGAGCGATGGGGACAGGATTCCCACAGCGCGGACACTCGGGCTCTGATCAACGATCGCCGGCCCCACGTCCCATGCCTGCACCGAGCTGCGGCCATCGGTCTCCGGCTGCAGGCATTGGAGGATGTCGATGTCGCGCACCAGGCGCAGCATCCAGTTGCTGATCTCCACCGCCTTGTCAGCCGTGGCACCCACCAGCAGGATCTTCTCCCTGAAGGGGTCACGCCGCAGCCGCCACAGCGCATAGATGCCGGTGAGGGTGGACTTCCCGCAACCCCGGTAGGCCGTGATGATCTGGCGGTCCGGGCCACCCTCGAGATAACGCAGGATGCCTAGTTGTTGCTTGGTTGGCGTATCCGCCAGGTTCAACTCACGGAGGATGTAGCAGGCGAAATGAGCCAACGGCTCGAGCTGCTCAGGAAGTGGCTCCCAGTTCATTCCTGCTGTTCCTGTTGCATTGCCTGCAAGGCCCGCAGCAACTGCGAGCGCTTGTCTTCCACCAGGTGCATGGATGACACGGTGCAGCTCACTGAATAGGGGCCTTGCTGCAAACGCACCCGGCAGCAGCCGTCTTCAAGCGCTTGCACCGTCATGCACGGTTCCATCACTCAGCCTCAAAGGCCTCGTTCACCTCAGGGGTGACCGGGTCGTCGCCCTTGAACTCGCCCTTCCGGTTGCGAGCACGCTTGGCAGACCTGAGCTCGCACTGCTCTTGCTCGGGCTCGCCCTGGGCCGCGGCCACAACGGCCTCCTCCGGCGCACTGCTGCCCACCAGTCCAAGGGCCAATCGCTCGGTGTTGGTCAGGTAGGGCATTTGTGCACAGGTGAGTTGCACTCATTGTGCTGCAGATGCAAGGAAGCCCTCACCATTCCGAAGAACGATGAGGGCTTCCCCCAACAACCACAACTGCGGGGACAGCACCCCATAGCTGCAGTCGCAGTCAGCACCACCTGTTACTGCTGGAGCCAGGTTAGGGCACTGGCTTCTTCCCTGACAGCGCGGTTCGCAGGCGCTGCACAACGCCCCAGGCAGCGCTGAGCAGCAACGCCCAGATGGCGATGACAGCGGACAACGCAAGCGCGATCTGCCAGAAGGGTGCGATGGCCACCAGGACCGCTACGGCCGCGGCGATCATCCAGTGCCGGCGACGCTTGCGTTGCAGCGTGGACTGCTGCTGCACCTCGAGCTGTTGTGAGCGGTGGTGCAGCGCCGCCAGCTGGCTATCGGTGAGCTGACAGAAGCGCTCGCTTTTGAAGACGGCCGCCACCTGGGCGGCATTGAGCTGGCTGATGCGGATCGGTTTCATCGGTGGTGGTTGTTGGGGTGTGCGCTCAGGCTTCCTCGAACTCACGCATGGCCATGGTTTGCAGGGCGACGCTGCCGGTGGATCGCACCATCCATGGATTGAGGCGGTAGTAGGTCTCGCCGGTCTTCGGGTCCTTGATGTGGCGGACCAGGTGCTGCTTCTTCAGACGGGCGATGGCGGCCCGCGCTTCGTTGGGTGTGATCTGCAGCTGATTGGCCAGGGCATTGGCTGTGAGCCGCACCTTGCCGCTGTAGGTGTCGGTGCCGGAGATCAGAGCAAAGATCACCGACGCATCGCGGTGCATGAGCTCTCTGGAGGCAAAGAGCTCCATGAGCCGGTCGATGTCCGTGAGTTGAACCATGACGAACGACGGTTTGCTGGTGGTGGTCATTGGGGGTTGCTGGGACCTAGCCCCTAGGCCCCATAGACCGGCAGTTCACTCCTAGGTAGTACCTAGGTGGTACTAGACGCTGAGAACCCAGTCCCTGACTGGTATTGGAAAACAGCCCTGTCATACCAAGGGATCTGCCGGGTGGAGTATGTGCGTCGATGCACAGGTGCACACTAACCAGCCCTTGCGCCCCTAGGCACCTACTCCGATCCCTCTGGATCTCTATTCCGCGGGCAGAGGAAACCCTCGGAACAGGAACGCGGAATCCCAACCCACTGTGGCAATTCGCCGCCCGTCCCCTCCCCAACACGCCCCTGCCTCCCCCGCACCACGGCTCATCGCCCCACTGGGTTGCACCTCTGCACTGATCTAACCCCTCCCATCTCACCGACCCCCTTCACCTTTCGCCCCACCAATCACCCCTCATGCCTTCTCATCTCACCCCGTTTTGCCTCGCGTGATCTGGTAGCGGGGCTGAAGCGCGTGCGGTCCGGGTTCCCCCCATGCCCCCCTGCTTGCACCCTGCGGCCCGCTGAGGCCAGGCCGTGGCAGAGGAGGGCAGGCGCTGCCCCTGCGGGGCCCTGCCGGGGCAGCTGGTGGCCGCTGGCGTGGCCCTGCCGGCCCGCCCCTGGTGGTGGCCGCCGGGGCCCTGCTGGCCCGACTGCGCAGCGATCGGCAGAGCTGAGGGCCCGGGGCCAGCGCTGGCCTGGGTTGTTTGCGGATTGAACAGGCGCTGACAGCTGCTGGGCCTGGCCTGCAGGCGGGTGAGCCCTGCGGGTCAGCTGCTGGGGTCGCTTGATGCCTGGGTGAGCACCGGCTGAGCCCGGCTGGCGTCGCGCTGAGGGCAGGGCTGCAGGTGGCATCGGCCGTCGAAACGACCTGAGAATGATTCCCATTCCTAACCAAGACGACGCGCGCGCCCGGCCCGCTAGTTGACGCACTTGTGGCAGGTGGTGTTAGAACGGTGCACAGGTGAGATGCACTGCGCCTTGCCTGCCCAACAACCACCACCGACTGATGACAACTGCCACTGAGCTGATGAACAAAAGCGCTGGCGAGCTGCAGCTGATGCAGCTAGCCGGTAGCGAGGGCACGATCGCCTGCCTACCTGCGCAGGTGCTGTATGTGGCCGCGCAGTTCGCCAGCCGTGATGAGACCAAACAGGCGCTGCAGCTGATCAGCGTGCGGCGGACGGGCGAACAGATCACGATCGAGTCGACCGATGGGCACCGTGCATTCAGGTTCCGCCTGTCTGCTGGTGAGCACTGGTATCTCGAGCGTGAGCAGCTGTTGCTGAATGCTGCGAGCTTCCGCAAGCGGATTGCGCATGGCCACTGGGCCCTGGTGAGCGACCGCGGTGTGGCGGAGGTGCTTGGCGGTCGCATCAGCAAGGGAGGCAAGTTCCCGCCTGCTGATCTGATCGAGGCCAGGCCCTGGAAACATGCCGCCGATTGCTACGCGTATCCGCAGCTCGATCAGCTGTGGCCTGACAAGTTCAAGAACGCAGCAGGTGGCGCGATCGCATGGAATGCGAGCTATCTCGGCCAGTTCTTGGCTGAGGTGAGTCGCTACAGCCACAACGGTGTGGTTCGCATGGAATGCAACTCACCCACCACACCACTGGTGTTCAGCAGCAGCTGCGAGCTGCCGGCGCTCGAGGGCTGTGAGCTCGAGTACCTGCTGATGCCGGTTCAAATCCGCAAGTGAGGGGCTGACGTCTGCACTGAGGGCTTCGGCCCTCTCTGCAGGCCTCATCGCCTGTAACCCAACAACCACCACCGACTGATGACAACCACCACCAAGACAAAGAAGGCGACTGCAAAGAAACGCCGCACGTATGACGGCCCCAGCGCTGAAGAGAAGCTGTGCACAGCACTGATTGAGGTGCTTGAGCGAGGGGTAAACCCCTGGCGGCGAGAGTGGGCACAGCTGGGGCTGCAGGGCCAGCACCGCAACCTGCTGACCGGTGCCGCCTATCGGGGCAGCAACCCTGCAGTGCTCGAAATGTGGGCCGCCTGCCGTGGGTACAACCTGCCGCTGTGGCTGGGCTGTGCTCAAGCCAAGGGCAAGGGCTGGTATCCCCGCAAGGGTTCGCAGGGCTGCTACGTGCTCAGGCCTCAGCTGAACAAACGGGCCCAGGAGGATGAGAACGGCAAACCGGTGCTGGGCCCTGATGGCCAGCCGCTGATTGCGGCATGGGTCAGTTACAAGCCGGCGTGTGTGTTCAATGTCGCGGACTTGGTGGGTCGTGACGAAGAGGCTCAGCAGTCGCTGGATGCTGCGATCGCCGCGGCCACCGGTGCTGTCATCGTCAAGCCTGAACCTGAGCGGCTGGCTGATGCTGAACAGGTCCTAGGTGGATGGCAGGTGGCCACCACGTGGGGCGGTGATCGCGCCTTCTACAGCAGCGCTACGGATGCGATCACCATGCCAACTCGAGCGCAGTTCTCGAGCGGTGCTGGGCTCTATGCAACCTGGGCTCACGAGCAGGTGCACAGCACCGGCCACAGCAGCAGGTTGGCTCGCAAGCTGGGCAACCCGTTTGGCTCTGATGACTACGCCCGCGAAGAACTGGTAGCCGAACTCGGCGCCTTCTTGATCTGCAACCGGCTGGCCATCCCCAGCAGCACTGAGAACCATGCCGCCTATCTGGACAGCTGGGCAAAGGTGCTCAAAGAAGGGCCAAAGGTCCTGTTCAAGGTGCTGAGCGATGCCACCAAGGCGGCAAACATGATTTGCGGCCCTGAAGTGATCGAGGAGGCCTGATCAGTGACCCATAACCGCCTCGCCCTGTTCGCAATTTGGTTTTGCCTGGGCATCCTGTTCACCACTGCACAGCAGCCGCCACAAGGGGCCCTCACGGCCCAACCGGCCACCGGTCAGCACACCGGGCCCTGATCTCTGCACTGAGGGCCTGCGGGCCCTCTCTGCAGGGCTCACCTGCCCTGTGTCACCAGAGGGGTCCTATGGAACCTGTCTCGCTACGTGATCGGCTGGCCATCGCCAAACGAAAGCCCGCTCGAATCACCATCACCATCAGTTACGCCCTGCACCAGAGGCTGATCACAACAGCACTCGATCAAGGCCGCAGCATCTCGAACCTCTGCGCTCACGTGCTTGAGGTTGGGATGCCTGCCACGGACTGATGGCAAACGGGCAGCGCGTCACATGTGCTGCCCTTCCCTCACCAACAACCACCAGCCGATGCGCATCCCATTGCTACTGCTGCTGCTGCAGCCGATCACGCCTGCGATCGCCGGCGGCCGACACGTCACCGCCACCGTCTACGACGGCTGGTATCACGGCCGGCAGACCGCCTGCGGCCACACCTATCAGCACTGGGGAATCAGTGCTGCTCACCCGTGGTTGCCATGCGGCACCCGTGTTCGGGTCAGCCACCAAGGCCGCGTGCTCACCGTGCCTGTGACAGACCGTTGCGACTGCGACTCGATCGACCTGAGCGCCGGCGCTGCCCAGCGCCTTGGCGTGCCGCTCGATGGCACCGCAACGGTTCAGATCACCCACCCCTGACGCCATGCCGAACCTGAACACGGCCGCCGATCTGGCGGCCTTTCTCGCCGCGGCCAGAACCGCAGACCCGGACCTGACGGTGCAGCAACTCGAGGCCCTGGTGCGCGTGGCCGCTGGCCAGGCTGATCACGTGTCCGATTTCATGGCGGTGATGGGCGTGAGCCAGTCGACCGCTACCCAACTGGCCAGCCGGCTGAGAGGCAAAGGCCGCTGCAGTGGCTGCCCGGTCAGCTGGCTGCGCACACGGCCTCACCCGCACCGACTCGGGAATCAGCTGCTGCTGGGGGAGAGCGCTCGGCAGCTCATCACGCTGTATGGCATCGAAGGGAAGCCGCTGCAGCGCCTCTCCTAGGCTCGATCACGCCGGGTCGGCGCGGATACAACACCTCCGAGAGGGAAGAAGCGCAGGGGTGGGTGGCTTCATCGGGGCTGCCCTGAAACCCCACTGGAGGCCCGGCACCCCTTGACCGCAGCAGGGCCGGTGTGCTTATGCTGCACACACCTGCTGGCAGCAGCAGGCCTCCGATGATCTGAAAACTCATGAAGAGCTCTGCGCTCGTGACCCGTTCATGGAACGGGCACGCCATTCAGCGCCGCCGCGCCGATGGCTACGTCAACGCCACGGCCATGTGCCAAGTGGCTGGGCGCCGCTGGCACCACTACGCAGTCAACCTGCGAGCCACTGAGTACATGCAGGCGCTGCAGGGGTCGACCGGAATTCCGGCCGACCTCCTGGCCCAGACCGTGGTGACCGGGCCCAACGCCGGTCGTGGCACCTGGGTGCATCCGCGCCTGGCCGTGGACCTGGCCCGCTGGATCTCACCCGAGTTCGCTGTCTGGATGGATGGCTGGATCCTTGAGGAGCTTGAGGCCAAGGCCAAGCCCGTTCAGCTCGACCTGGCGGTGACACCCGATGACGCCGCGGCCGTGATCGGCCTGGCCTGCTCGCAGATCGGAGACAACCTCAATCGTGTGGCCGGACTGATGGGAAGCCCTGCCACCACCACGCGAGAGGTGGTGTCGCTGGCGGTGGAGTGCATGGAGGACTCAAAGAGGCTGCTGGCGATGGTGGACCGGCTGATGCGGACCATCCCGGCGGTGGACGTGAAGCGCAGGGTGGCCGCCTGATAACGCTGCAGAGGATCCCTGGCGGCCAGCACCAACTGGCCGCCTAGGTGCAATGCTTCTCACCTGCGACAAATACAATGCAGATGCACTACGCCCTCCTCCTATCGCTGGAAGTGCCATGGCGCCAGTCCTGGGCTGGGTTCGAGCTGTGGTTTACCCCTGCAACGACGCCTGCTCAGCTTGCAGTGCGCAAGTGCCACACTCCTAGGAGTCGCGCTCGCTTTGGGCCATGGATCTTCGTCAACTGGACCGGGCTCTGGGCCTGTTTGCTGTCCTGGAACCCACTCACTTCTATGCCCACTTCGCCCAAGTCTTCCTGGTCATCGCCGAAAACGAGCCATGCACCCTCAAGTTCGTCGAGGACAAGCTGAACCTCTCGCCCTCTGCCGTATCCCGGACCGTTCACGCTCTGGGTGATCAACACAGAAAGGGCAGGCCAGGCTTTGATCTGGTCACAACCGAGAAAGACCCAGAGGAAGGCAGACGGTTCATCGCCTTCCTCACCCCCAAGGGCAAAGCGCTGAAACGACAGCTGCTTGAGCTCTGACCGCACACCCAACAACCACCTGCACCATGTCTGGCTCTGTTCGCCGCACACCCACCGGCTGGGTCGCTGATGTGACCGTTGCTGGCCAACGCAAGACCGCTCTCTGCAAGACCAAACAGGAGGCCCTGGGCCGCAAGCGTGAGCTGCTCGAGCTGCTGCTGCACAAGGAAGCCAGCCCGCTGCCCCTGTTCTCGCTGCAGGATGCACGCCGCCTGTCGATGGATGTTCGCTGGCGTGGCTGCAGCTCTGAACGCACCGCCGGCCTCTACAGCCAGGCCGCTGTCGACTACTTCGGCGCCAACACCCTGCTGACCGACATCAGCACCCCTCAGATCGACGCCTGGCGGCGCCATCTGCTGGCTTCGGGCAACCGCCCAGCCACCGTCAACAAGAAGGTGTCAGCGCTGCGGGCCATGTTCTCCGATGCCCAGCTGCGCGGGCACATCACCACCACACCCCAGTTCCCGAAACAGCTGAAGCTCAAGAACACCAAGGACCGGGTGATCAGCGATGAAGAACGCGATGGCATGTGCCACTACCTGGTGAGCATCGGCCATGCCGCCGCGGCCGACTGCCTGGTGTTTCTGCTCGAGTCCTGCGCCCGCTGGGGCGAGGTCGAGCGCCTGCGTGGCGAGGACGTGGACCTGGTGAACAGAAAGGTCACGTTCTCCGAAACCAAAGCCAACCGGACCCGATCGGTCCCACTCACGGCCCGAGCCGTGCAAGCTCTCGAGCCCCACATCCCTGCTGTTCGCCGGCAGACCGTGTTCTCCTACCGCTACTGGGAGTTTCAGCGCCTGTTCCAGAAGGCCAAGGAAGCGATCGGCTGCGGTGAGGATGAGGCACTGTCGGTGCACACCACGCGCCACACCTGCGCCAGCAAGCTGGCTGCCCGCGGCATCCCCCTGCACCAGTTGATGAGCTTCGGCGGGTGGACGTCGCTGGCCTCTGTGCAGCGCTACCTGCACCTGCAGACCGATGCTCTTGCAGCGTGTGTGGCAGCGCTCGAGGGATGAACGGTTTGATGGTGCAGAGACCTGCAGCAGATGCCGATCGAACAAGTCCAGTTCACCGATGAACGGTGGCTGCAGTTCTGGCAGAACTACAAAGGCCTCGAGCACCAAATCAACGCGATCGTCAAGCTGGGGCGGCAGATCAAACAAGCCGACCCCGGGCTGCTCACTGAATCATCTGAATGGGTAGATGTTTGGCGAGAGCCGGTGTTGGTCAGCCCTGCACCCAACACCTGGGCAGGGGTGGAAGCCGCGGCCAAAACAGCTGGGGCCAAGTGGTGTTCCCTTGTCGCCGCGCAGTGGGCGCTTGAGTCTGGCTGGGGTAAGCACACCAGCGGCCGCCACAACTACTTCGGGCTCAAAGGCCCTGGCTCATCGCACAAAACAACTGAGGTGGTGAATGGCAAGACCATCACCATCACCGATGAGTTCCTTGATTTCCGCAGTCTTGATGAGTGCGTCGCGTACCTGGTGGACCGTTGGTATCGGGACTTCACGGCCAACGGCAAGACCTACCGCGGCGTCAACAACAGCAGCAGTGCCGAAGCGGCCGCGCGTGAGCTCCAGCGCCAGGGGTACGCCACCAACCCCCGTTACGCCGATCTCTTGATTGAGCTGATGCGCAAGCAGCGGCCCGGCCAGGGGGAGGCCCTGCCACGCAACCCACTGAACGTGCGCTGGCAGAGCCAGAACGACAACAAGAGCGGCAGCGGCTACCGCGAGTGCTTCTCCTCCAGCTGCGCCATGCTCGCCATGTTCTGGGGGAAGGTGGTGGGCGACGACGCCTACAACGCCATCCGCCAGAAGTTTGGCGACACCACATCAGCCGAGGCCCAGTTGGCAGCGTTGCGATCCTTGGGATTGCGAGCTGACTTCCACACCAACGGCAACCCAAAAGTGCTGGAGGAAGAGATCAACGCAGGCCGGCCCGTTGCCGTGGGTTGGCTGCACAAAGGTCCTGTGACGGCCCCCAGCGGCGGCGGGCATTGGTCCGTGATCATCGGCTACACCGATGCCGCCTGGATCCAGAACGATCCGAATGGCGAGGCCGTGCTCGTTGGCGGCGGCTACGCCAACAACACCAAGGGCGGCGGCGTGGTTTACAGCCGCAAGAACTGGAATCCGCGCTGGATGCCGGGCGGCAGCGGCGGCTGGTATCTCACCTGCAAGCCATGAAACGCGAACGACTGCATCTCAGCCAATCCACCACCGTGGAGACAGGAAAGGATTGGAACGGACGATTCTTCATCGCTTACGACAAGAACGCAAGCGTGTTCTTGCGTTGTCCGACTGCGGTCAGGAAGTGGCTGAAGCTGCCGGCCAAGATCCCGATGCGCGAGTCGTACGACAGCTGGATCGCGTCTCTGGAAGCGGCCGACACCAAGCCATCGCCAAATTTGGAGCAAATTAGGAGTTCCGCGCTCGATGAGAGCGACCCGAACCACCAGACCAGGACGGTGATCTAGCGCTTCACTCTGGGGCTGATGATGCCGGCTGCCACTTCGATGACCCGGTAGAACTTGACGAGGAGCCGGGTGTAATCGTTGAGGGCCTTGTTGTCCTTGGGCGTGGGGGTCATGTTGACCACCACCAGGGCGACGCCGTGGATGGCGATGGCCAGGGCGACGTAATCAGAGAAGTGGTTCATCAGGGTCGCTCAAGATCGCGGAGCCTGGTCTCGTGGTCCTGCAGCATCGTCTGAACGCCCTCGAGAATTGTTGTGGTGCGTGATTCAAATCGCCCCAGGCCGTTGGCGATCTTCCAGAGCGCGGCGACGCCCGAGCCGCCAAGTCCGATGAGGGCAAGGATGCTCGCTGGGTCCACGCTAAGACGTCTTCACCCCTGCACAGTAACGAGCTGACCTGTGCCGGCAAATCCAGGCGTAGATCTCTGGGCGGTGTTCAGGATTGCAGCGCCAAAGCAGCTGCCTCACATACCGCAGGCTTGCCGTGTCCTTGGCGTGGCTGAGGTAGGCCATGGTCGTCTCCAGGCTGCAGCCCGCCGCGGCCTTGCGCTTCAGGCGTTTGAGCGAGCGCTTGCGGATCAGCTTGTAGGTGCGCCAGTGGCGGTAGCCAACCCAGTCCACGCCGTCATCCACCCAGCCCACACCGCTCTTGTTGTTGAGCCTCATGCCCAGCTCCTCCACCTTCTGCGCCATCGCCTGGTGAGCAGCGTGGGCGGCCTCCGCGGCCTCGAACAGGGCGATCATGTCGTCGCAGTAGCGCAGGTAGGTGTTGAGCTTCAGCTCGCGCCGGGCGAAGTGATCGAGGGGGTTGAGCGCCATGTTGGCCATGATCTGGCTGGTGCTCGCGCCGATGGGGATGCCGCAGTCGCCGCCGTTCACCGTGATGTAGCGCCACAACAAAGCAAGCGTGGGCTTGCACTTGATGTGACGGCACATCTCGGCATAGAGCGCTTCGTGGTTAATGCTGTAAAAGAACTTGCTGATGTCCAGGCTGAGGTAATACTTGAACCGCCTGTTCTTCAGATAGGCATGAAACTGCTGGCTGCAGCGATGGGTGCCGCGGCCAATCAGGCAGCTGTAGGTGTGAGCGATTAACCGCTGCTGCAGGGGCACACGCAGCACGTTGCAGACGGCGTGCTGCACGATGCGATCCTCAAGGAACGGCGCTTGGATCAGCCGGGGCTTTGGGTCCTTGATCCAGAACTCATAGTGCGGCCGTGGCTTATACCTGCCGTCCAGCAGCTTGGCTTCCAGGTGCGACAGGTTGACCGCCAGGTTGCTCTCGTACTGGAGGATCAACCGCTTGTCGCCCTTGCCGCTTCTGACTTCCTTCCAGGCGTCCAGCAGCGCGTCGTAGCTGGCGATCTGGGGCCACAGATTGCCGAGTTTGTGGGGCATGGCGAGACGGTCGCAGAGCTACTGGAATCGCCTTCCCCGGCTATTGAGAGCCCAGTGGGCTCAAGGACGAACTCCCTCCCTTCAACACGACACGGCCGGTCCCACGTGAGGCCCGACGCTGGGCGTGATTGTGTCGAAGTCGGACGGCACGCGCCCCATTGTTGTTGTTCGCGTTGCTGGATGTGTTGTTGAGATTCACGTTGAACACACCGGCATTGGCCGTGTTGTCCCAGTTGCCCCCAACATTCGGCAGCATGTCAGGAGTCCGCCCTGAGTTCAGAGCGTAGCCATCCCCCCAGGAGCTTGCCTACTTCGTCGAGCTTTTCGCAGGCAACGCGGTGTCGCCTGGGCTCGATGAACTTAGCCTCCACTGCCAGGTTGAGCAGCTGGCGGAGGAACTCGTGCTGCACATTGAAGCGTGTGAGATCGGTCTTCTTGTGCTGTTTCTTGTTGGCGGCAATGGCCAACTCCAGACAGAGATACCCGATCTCACGCATCTTGGCACTGAGGACGTACTTCTCATACCTCGGCATGTTCCTGGTGAGAACATCCAGGTAGAGGCAGAGGTCTTTGCAGCGCCGCTCAATGAGCCAATAACGCTCCCGCCGGCGGTCGAGGCCCAGGGCCTGTTCTTCCGGCGGGGTGGCGTCAGAGGGAAGGCCCGCTGCCGCGGGCCCCACATGGCTGCTCACGCAGCCAGAAGGCGGACGGCACGCGCCCCA